AAAGGCATGATAAGGAAGTCAGTGATTTATTTAGAGCGATTATCCGATGTCAACTCCAACATTGAAGTTACCTTGGAAAGCTTCAGGAGTATTTCCTTCTTGTGGACCACCAAAAGCTCCACCAATATTATTGATCTCAAAAAGTTCTTGTGCAGTTCCAGCACCAGTCAGTGCAATACCACCACCAGTGGATTCAAGAAGGTTCTGTTCGAAGAGTCTTTGTTGTTCTAAGATGGAAGCAGGACTTACATTAGAACTTCTATTGATAGTAACATTATCCACGATATAACGATCATATCTAAAGGTTACATTGCATTGTAACACATTTGATCCATTATAATTTACAGGTGTAGAGGCAATAGAATATGGCCAGGCTCTGAAGAAGTTATAACCAATCATAGAAATTCTATTCAAAGAATCAAACTCAAGTTCATTCTGTGTTTGTGGTCCACGACTAAATCTATCTTTATTAAATTTGTATATCTTCATCGCACACTTATAAGTGTCTGGATAATTCAGTCTCATTACTTGACTGTTTCTACTCTGTGATCCAGACAAAGGATTCACAAGTTCAATCCAAGATTCAAAGAACTTCAAGACTTTATAGTCTCTATCCACATAGAAACTGAAAGTCACATCATCATAGATTCTAGAAAATGCAACTCTCTCAGTAATACCCTGACGATCACCAGCAACTTCAATGTCACCGAAACTTGATCCTGGGAGAACAGCATCAGAAACATATAATCCAAGATCTTCCGTCAAAAATCTTTGATCAATTCCCCTTTCTTTAGCTGCATTAACGACGTAAGAGTTCATGTCGAAATACACTTGATATGTGTTATCAAGTGCAACAGTTTGAAATCTGGAACGTATATCGTCTATTCGATATCGTCTTGGACCGAAAGGCATGGGTTCTAAATAGATATCAGCCAGTTAAGAGTTATTTATGAGTTATAAGGGGAAGTATAAGCCTTCCAATCCAAAGAAATATAAAGGTGATCCCACAAACGTGGTTTATAGGTCTCTTTGGGAAAGAAAATTCATGAAATACTGTGATGATAATGAAAATATTCTTGAATGGGGTAGTGAAGAGTTTTTTGTTCCATACAAGGATCCAGTGACAGGAAAGAAAAGAAGGTACTTCCCAGATTTCTACATCAAATACATCGATGCAACTGGCAAAATGCGCCGAATGGTTGTGGAGATCAAACCCGCAAAACAGTGCAAAGAACCAAACCCCAATCCACCCAAGAAAACAAAGACTTGGGTCAATGAAGTCTATACATGGGGTACGAATCAAGCTAAATGGAAAGCTTGTAAAGAATTTTGTGATGATCGTCTCTGGGAGTTCAAGATCTTTACTGAGAAAGAACTAGGTATTAAATGAGTATCGCGTCCATCGTCAAATCTCAAACAGGTAATAAGAATCGCAGCCGCGATTGGTATCGTGGCACCTTGGCACAAGTTCTTCAGAACTATCAGGGTTTTGAGTATGACGATCCAGACAGTGATAGAGATCAGTCAGGTCCAGCAGAAGCTGGGGAGATGTACTTCTTTAATTACATCGCAACAAAACCCAATCGACTGAAGTATTATGACCAGTTCCCAGTTACATACATAATTAATACTTTCCCAGATGGTTTTCTGGGAGCAAACCTACATTATTTGGCACCTAAACTAAGACAAGGTGTTGCGTTATCTCTTCTAAATAGTGGAGATGGTGTAGTTGTACCCAATAAAACCTTACACAGGTATTACTTTGGTGGGATACAAGGTGGCATGATGAGAGTACCAGAATCAGAGATGGCTGACGTGTCACTGTTACCAACCGAAAAATTTGTAACTCCCAACGGAGTAGATTATCCATCCTACAGAGTATGGAGGGATAAGTAATGGCAGAAGAGAAAATTTCAAGTGCTGGTTTACTTAAAGTTCCAGGCACTCAGACGACATATTACGTCAAAGTTGATGCAGTTGCTGATACATACTCAGTAATCAAAGCGACTAATCAAGAATTTCAAAATAATGAAGGAACTACATTATTTCAAATTAAAGACGCAAGTTCACTAAAAAGCTATACGGATATCCCAGAAGCAAACCAAGGTGAAGGTTGGAACGCTGACTTGATTGAAGCTAATGGTGGAGCATCACTATTAAGAGCCTCAAACAACACCGCGATCAATAACCTACAAAAGGCAAGAGTAGATCTAGTAGGTGACGCAACTCTACCACCACTTCAACCAGATACTCTACTTTCTGGTTTTGGTAACACACAGACAATCGCAGAGGGTGCTGCACAATTTGGATCAGACTTGATTGATGCCTTCCAAGGAGCAAATAGAACAGTCCCTGGTTTAGAAACACCAGGAACTGCTGATAGATTAATTGGTGGAAATGATGTTCTCAAGTATCCAATAGATATGGATACAAACGAACAAGACTATCTCCAGATTAGGATTTTTAGTTATAAGGCAGGTGGATTACCAACAATCGGAGCAGCCACCAATCAAGGCCAAACAGCAAGACAAGAAAAAGCAAGAGAAATCATTCAAATCCCTATCCCCAATGCAATTCGGGATCAAAACAGTGTGAACTGGGGTCCTGGGCAAATGACCAGTACATCTGGCGAAGCTGCACAAGCAGTTGCAGGTGCTTTATTAAGTGAAGGTGGTGCTGCAGGTGCAGAAGGAGCTGCAGGTGCGTTACAAGATGGTTTTGAAACTGGTGCAGCTTTACTTGGAGGACTTGGTAGTGCAGGACTCAACGCACTCAAAAACAAATTTATTAGAAGAAGATTTGCTGCAAACAAATTAGCAGGTGCTCTGAGTGGTTTAGGTATCAATGTTGATGTCAACCAAGCAATCACACGTCTTGGTGGAGTTATTGAAAACCCAAATCTTGAACTATTGTTCACTGGTCCTGCACTTAGAACATTCCAGTTTACTGTTAGATTCACTCCAAGAAGCGCACCAGAATCTGCAAGAGTTCGTCAAATCATTAGAGCTCTGAAAGAGAGATCCGCAGTCAAAAAAGGTGTCTCATTCGGTGGATTCAACGAAACTGGTGATAACTTACTTCTAGGAACACCAGACGTATTCCGTCTTGAGTATAAAAAGAGAGGTTCTGTAGGAACTGGTGTTGGTAACAACATTAAGGGATTAAATAAGTTCAAGACTTGTGCCCTAACTAATGTATCTGTTGACTACACAGGTGAAGCTGGTAGATGGGCAGCATATGACGGTGACAGTCAACCAGTCACCACCATTGTTACTTTAGCATTCTCCGAACTTGTTCCTCTATATGATAGTGACTATCTGACCGTTGGTAACGAAGACGACGTAGCATTCTAATGTCTAACTATTTTAGAAAACTTCCAGAAATAGACTATCCATCTCTGTTAAACGATAGACAGAGTAGTGGAGATACGGTTCGTGTCAAGAATCTTTGGCGCAGAACAAAGATCAGAGAAGACTTTTTTGGCAATTTCGTTCTTTTCACAAAATACAACGTTATTGGTGATGAAAGACCAGATAACGTTGCAGAAAAATATTACGGATCTGCAAGTCTTGATTGGTTGGTGTTGACAGCTAACAATATCATCGACATTAAAAATGATTGGCCAATGACTGAGTATGATCTTAATATCTACTTAAATGACAAATACACTCCTCAACAACTGGTAGAAATTCATCATTACGAAACCACGGAATATCGTGATTTTTCAAATCAGTTGATTGTAAAAGGTGGTCAGATTGTAGATGAAAACTTTAAAGTAGACTATTTAAAAGGTGGTCAAGTTAGAACGGTGTCACCTATTAAGTCTGTATCTTATTTTGAATGGGAAGTACAAAAAAATAACGAAAAACGTGTAATTGATCTTGTGAAAACAGAGTTCGTAGATAAGGTATTAAGAGACTTTGATGCGATTATGAAATATGGAAGATCTTCTCAATATGTCAACAATTCATTAAAAAAGACCGAAAATACAAGAATCGTATAACTTGCCATATACCGCGCAGTATATGGCTACAAAAAACTGGGGCTGACCCTGACAGGTCAAAAAGCCCCAGAATTTTTTTTCCGCTATTTTTGGAAACAAGTAGCGTTTTTGGTGGCCGGCACATCGTTCCAGTGTCTCACTACTCCAGCAACAATGAACATGTTGGTAATGAGGTAGGTAAGAAAAATGATCGTGCGAATGACAGCAATGGTATCAGACTCACGATCACACTTAGAAGGTTTCTCACCTAACGATTTAGCCCACCATCGCCAGAAGGTGGGAGGTTTACTCACTCTTCAGCCAGTTTCTGGAAGTAGGACATAGCGTCATCCTCATCTTCATCACTGTAACCACCACCAACTGCAACAGGTTCACGGTTGAGGTTGTTCAGTTCACCACGGAGATCATCAGTGAGTTCACGGGCGGAACCACGGAAGTCATCTTCATCAGCAACTTCTTCGGCAACAGGACGACGAGCAGGAGCAGCGTTACCCAGAACATTGTCCAGACGCTTCTTCAGAGTCTCATAGTCCTTGAACTGATCAGCAGCAACCAGTTCTTGCAGCGAATACTCTTTCTTCCAGAGAGCTTCCAGTGCATCATCATCACCATCCAGGAGTGCAGAAGGACGGGCAAACTCAGAACTGTCATAGTTCCAGTAACCTGCAACCTTCTTGATCTTGATCTTGAAGTCAGCACCCTGCCAGAAATCAAAGGGGTTGATGGGATCTTCGTCTTCGAACTCAGGTTGCATCGCAGCCATCACCTTGTCGAAGATCTTCTTACCAAACTTGTACAGGAACACACGACCCTCGTTCTGAGGATTGGCGGGATCCTTCACAACATAGATGTTGGAGTAGTAGGAAAGCTTACGTTTCTGTTTCCGTGCAGTCT